CATACCCCGGCCCTACTGTTGCGGCCCTGTCATTAACAGTAGAGTTATAATCAGTTTCCCCACCCCTAGTAGTTATAATCCCCTGACGGTCTAAAGAAACATTTACAGCATTAGCAAGTTCGTTTTCTTTTATATCTCTTGGGTCTTTTAGATTATTAATACCACCTGAAAAGTTATTTAAGGTATATATCTGCTTAGGCATTATTTATAATTACACTTTAGACTTTATCATCTTAATTGCACCTGCCATAATATCTGTAATAATATCAGCTAATTCCCTAAACATAGGCTCTTCTTTTTGATCGCTTACAAAGGGGATATTAACAGCTTTATCCATTTTCTCAGCTAACTTAATTTCTACCTCTTCAGACTGAATATATGTAATTAACATATCTTCTACGCCATCTGCCTGTTCACTTGCCATCTCTTTTGCTTTTGCAATAGCCTTTTCAATTAACATCTCTTTAATATTCATATTAAGATTCCTTTATTTTTTTTATTTTATATGAAAGATATACAATTTGCATAATACCAATAGTAACAGCAAGAACCCAAGGAACCACATCCATAAAGATAGCCCCCATAGATACAAAGCTTGTACCGGAAACTTTTAAACTATCCACGATAAGCAATCAATGCGGCAGTAGAGTCTGTATGATTGACAATGCCTGTAAAGTTTCCATAGAGAATGTCTCCGGGTATTAAGTACAGATAGGCATCTGTGTGTGAGTCGCCTACTCCTGAAGTTACTTTAATTTTGCAGTATGTAGCCGCAGGACTAGATGCAGATAAAGAGACTGCTGTTAGGGCTACCCAGTTACCAGAGTCTGGAGTTTGAGTATTTGTATCGTGCTCTGCAACAACATCAAACCCATTCTGTCCTAGCTTTAAATTTAATGCTTCTCTTGATGTGTACTTGTTTATTTGATCCATAGTGTCACCTGCTTATATGCTTAGAAATTTCTTTATCGCCTTTTACGACAGGTCTTATGCGAGAAAGCAATTCTGCTTTTGTCTCTGATGAGCTGTAGGAAATGCTACGCTTATCATAAAAATCTTTTATTTCAGCTTTTGTATTAGAGTCCGTAGGATAGTCAGATTGAGAAGTAGCAACAGCATTGATTATGTGATGCTCTCCAATATTTAGCCTGCCATGACCATTATCATACTTTTTGGCACACTCAGAAACATAATACTCTTCGATAGTTTTAAAACTGTCAGATCTTTTTACGACCTCTCCATCAACCTCTACAAAATAAGCGTATGAAGAAGGGTAAGTTAAAACTTCTTGAGTGCCATCAGGGTATGTTTTTGTTCTCTTTACACCCGGAGTCGTATTCCTGTGTATTCTTATTCTGTAACCTTGACTTGATTTACGGATTATCATTTTTTTGCTTTTCTGTTTCTTCTATGGAAGCTTTTAATATTGCTATTTGTCCAGCTTTCCACCTTTCTAATTTATTTATTTGTTTTTGGTAATTATCTATGTCACCTAATATTTCTTTTTGGACATCAGTTAAAGAATCTATTTCATATTCTTTTCCATTAAGATTTAATTTAGGCTGTGGTTCAATGTTCTCTTTAGCCATCTTATCCTCCTTGTGTTATTTTATAATGCTTTTATATCAGAAATTGCCTGTTTGTATCCATCGCTTATATTCTGCATTCCAGAAATTTTTGAGTCGGTGTATTCTTTTTCAAGCTCCAATGCCTCTAGTGTCACCTCACTAATTAAGTCATCTATTGCCTCTCCTGTCTGTGGGTCAAATCTTGATTCTGACAATGCAATAAATTCTATGTCCACATCTCCAACCTGTTTAGTTTTCTTTGAAAAAGATGCTTTATTTTTAGCCTTTAAAGAAATATAGTTTTCGTATTTCATTTTAACTCCTGTTTTCTAATTCGGTTACTTTTGCAGATAGTTCTTGAACTGCTTTAACAAGCAACGGAACAAGTTTCGATTGATCTATCCCTTGTGGATCTATTTCACCTTTATCATTAACGGCATCCTTTAATCCTACTATTGCTTCTGGTACAATTTCTGAAACTTCGTGAGCAAAAAATCCATCTACAGTTGTGTCTTTGTCGTGCTTCCAATTAAACCTATAAGGTTTTAGTTGGTTTATTCTTGTTAATCCATCTGAAATCGCAACTTCATTTTCTTTAAGCCTGTAGTCAGAAGATGTAGCAAATGTAGTTGATGTTCCAGATGTAGTAATGCTTCCAGCAACTCCACTTGTTGTTCTAAATGTCGCAATCTGTTCACCAGCATCACCACAAGCGTGTTCTAATATGCTTCCCTGATTTGAATTACCAGCTACAAATGTCCAACCGGGATTTCCCGTATCTTGAACACCAGCACCATTTATTTTTACATTATTAGATGTGTCAATAGCAACTAATGTATCAGTACCATCGCCTATACCAGCACAATGAACAATTGCACCACTATCTGAAGAGGCATAAACTGCGGTAACACTTGCGTTTCCAAGAGTTACAGAGTTATCGCCAACAGCAGTACATCCTTTACCTATAGCTATTTGATTTGTAGCACCACTTGCAGAAACGTCTGAGCTTTCACCTATACATATATTATTACTCCCGTCTGTAAGTGTAGCCCCGGCATTCCAACCTAGCATTGTATTAAGACCGCCAGATGTGATGTTTTGACCGCTATAAGTCCCTAAAGCTGAGTTCTGCTGACCAGTATTACAATCTTTTAAACTATCATAACCAATAGCAGTATTATTTCCTTGATTAGTACTTCCATTGTAAACCAATAAGGCGTTAGAACCGACTGCTACATTCCCATCTCCACCAACATGAGCCAAAAGTGCATTGTGTCCTACGGCAGTATTAAAATCTCCGATTGTGGTTGCTTTTAGTGCTTGATAACCTACGGCAGTATTTGCCTCTCCGCCAGTTAGTTCAGCTAAAGAATACGCTCCTACCGCAGTTGTTTGACCATGATCTAAATCTCCTGCTCCACAGGCATAATAACCAAGTGTAGTATTATCATCTGAATCAACTGTTTGAGCTAAGGCAAAACTACCTAAAGAAGTATTTCGTACACCAGTTGTAATTTGGGATGAAGACAATGCACCAACGGCAGTATTATTAGAGTCAATTCCTACACTTCCTGTTTTATTGGAAAGTTTTAATGCCTGAAAGCCAACAGCGGTATTATTGTCTGCAACTGTATTTTCAACTAAAGTTTGATAACCTAAAGCAGTATTTTGTATTCCGCTTGTATTTTTTTGGAGTGCAGATTCGCCAATTGCAACTGTATTGTTCGTTGTATGTGCTTTGAGAGAATAACCTCCAATTGCAATATTAGAATATCCATTAGAACCATCTTCTAAGGCATAAACACCAATAGCAATATTTAATTCATTCCCACAGACTCTTAAAGAATCTTGTCCGATAGCAATATTATTATCATGTGCAGTTATTCCAACACCAGCTCCACTTCCTATAGCTACATTATAATCTCCTGTTGTAATACCGCTCATGGCAAGATAACCAAGACCAGTATTATTAGTATGCGAATTTCCACTTACACCAACACCTGCATCTGCACCTAAAAATGTATTATTTGTACCAGTTACATTGTAGTATAAAGCAGTAGTCCCAATTGCAGTATTTCGCATATGCCCTTGAGAGCCACCTGACTTTGCTTGATTGCCAGCCGCCGCAGTTCCGATAGCAACTGAACTTTGACCAACAGTTTCAGCACCTAATGCTCCATTTCCTATAGCAACATTGTCATCCCCAATAGTAATGGCATCCCCTGCCTCTGGCCCGATTAAAACATTATCGTTTGCCCCAGAAACTATACTCGCACCTGCGGATTTTCCGAAGATTGTGTTATTTGTACCAGCATCATTGTTGCTAAGACTAATTTTAGAATCAGCATCTAAGATAAAAATGTCTGAATTTGATCCAGCTTTCATTAAATTGAAACTTATCTTACCGTCTTCAGTTCCACTACTTACATCAGTTTGATTAACTTTAATCGAAGCATATACATCACTAACTGGAGTTCCAGCGTCATTGAGACCATAAAACCGAATTTGTCCAATTTCATCATTATCATCGGGATTTGCACTTGCATGATTAAAATATAATCTTGGCGACCCAGTACCATCATGGGTGTTTTTTATAGTTAAAATAGG